CGACTCGTCACCCATCACCAGCTCCATCCCCCCAGCACCGCCACGCCGACGGCGCCGGGTATTGCTCGCACCTGTACCTGGGCCCACCAGCCATTACCAACCCAGCCGAGGCCGGTGTACGGGCTGGCGTACCATCCGGCCGGCCCATATTCGAGCTCGGCCCCGGCAATTTGCTCGAGCGGGCCCCAGGACGCTAGCACCTCCTCGGCCCAGACGCGGACCACGAAGCGCTGGCCGAGCTCTACCCGCCAGCCCGCCCGACCGCCGGCCAGGGCGAGACCGGCGGTGAGGGCGAGCGCTAGCACTAGGCGCCGCACGCTACCTCCGATGCGTCGGGTCCGTAGAAGCGGCCGTGCTGGCCGCCGCTTTCGCGGCGGAGGCCTGGGCGTCGCGGATAAATATCACCGCCAGGCCCGCCAGGACTGCCCAGACGAGCGTGGGCAGGTCGATAGCGCCGGCCATGTACTGCTGGACCGCCGCGATTATGGCCGAGACGCCAGCCCAGAACGTTTTGCTGCGCAGCAGCTCTGGCCAGTTGCGGATGCCGATGGCAGCCGCTGCGATGATGGCCGGCACGATGGTCACCGCGTACTGGAGCACGTCGCCCCACCCGTGGGGCTCGAGCTCTCCCGCCGCCCAGGCCAGACCGCCTACCAACAAGACAAACCAGAACATGTACCTCATCACTACCTCCCTAAACCTGTGAAATGCAGGTGTAGCAGCAACGCCGCCACTGCCATACCCACAACCCAGAGCCAATAGCGGACTGACGACCGCCGCCAGGCCCGCCACACCTCGAGCGAAAGCGGTTTGCTGACCGCCCCCAGCAGGGCGTCAGCCGCCCCCAGTGCCACCAGCACGACCGCCATCCGCCAGCCCGCCGCCGCCCCCAGCGTCGCCCATGTCCAGGCCACGATGACCAGACCCAGCAGCACGATGGCGAGCGGGGTGGACATCCAGCGATGGAAGCGCTTTAACATCGCCCCACCTCCGACGTGGTTAGCACGACCTCGAAGCGGTAGGTGCCGAACGTGAGGCCGCTGTCGTTGTCGCGCACCGTTACCACCCAGACGCCACGCAGACCGGTGGTGGCGCCGGCCGGTAGTGTATACCGGATGACCGACGCGGCCCGCGCCGGGTCGTCAGACGCCTCGGCAGTTACCGGTACCTGATCCGACGTGCCGTCGGGCCGGTGGATGGTCATCGTCAGCGACCGCCCGCGAGCGTCGTAGGTGCGGTCGCATTCCCCACCGACGCGAAGGACTGGATAGAGGGCGATATGTACCTCGTCGCCCTCCCTAAACCTCGGCAACGACATCGCTATCACCCCCCGTTGTCGCCGTGACGGTGATGGCGTCCTCGAGGGCGTTGACCATGAGCCTTTCGCCCCCCGGCGCCACTATTAGCGCCTCAGTATCGGACACCAGCAGCACATCGGGCGGAGACGCGCCGGCGGTCGCCACAATAACGCTCATCGCCCGCACCTCCCCAGCAGCCGCGCCCACCACCCGCAGGGCGGCGCCGCCTCTTTACTGATGCGCGGGCCCCTGACCCAGAGGGTTTGCCGAACGACCCGCGCGATGTCCACGCCCCACTCGACGCCGTTGAGATTGAGGCGCTCAACGCGGAGCTGCCCGTCGGGATGCTCGAGCCGCACCGCCTCCCGATACACCCGCGCCACCCGCCGCATCCAGCCGCGGCCAAACGTCGGCCAGGCCCGCAGGCTGGTGTAGAACGCCATCCGCTCGGCATGCATGTAGCCCAGGCCGAGCAGCGGATGGTCACGCAGCAGTTCGTATATCTGGGGCGTAACGATTTCACCTAAACCGGCGTGCCCGTGCTGTACGGACGTGTCAAACAGATATAGCGCGATGCCAGGGTGCCCGCGGCTGTCCCAGTCGGCCGCGCCGGACGGCTCCCAGTAGCGTTCCAGATAAATCTGCTCGACCTCTTCATGTGTGATTTTGTTGACCGGCTGGGGCTCGAGGCCGTGCTCATGCCGCCAGCTGTCATATACCCCCTGGGTGATGCCGTAACAGGTCAACCCCCCGGGGTCATTGGCGTGGTCCGAACAGCCCCCTTCGAGGGCTAGTACCAGGTCGAGGGCCTGGCGAGCGACACCGGCGCGGGTCATAGCGCCACCGGGAACTGCAGGATGCGCACGCCTCGACCGTAGTTCACAGCCGATTTGAGGATGAGTGGCGCGTCCACGGCCTGGCCATCAACCCAGACCCTAAACGCACCGCTGCCCGGGTCGCTGGTGCCGCCAACGACCCAATTGATGTTCGCGCTGGCGACGGCCTCGTTGTAGTTACCGGAGCGGTAGATTTGCAATATGACGTGGCCTGGACTGCTGTTTCCGTCTGTCACGACGATTATCATCCCTTTGCGGATCAGCCCATCGGCATCTGCCAGCGCCACCTGGCCGTTGGCCGGGATAGTCGCCCTCACCGCCTTTAAGACACTGAGGTCGCCGGCCGCGTCCAGCGTTGCTACGCCGTTGGCCTGGCCTTCGTAGGCCAACCGTTGAGCTACTTTACTGCTGGCGTCCAGCGTCGCCACCCCATCGGCCACCCCTTCATAGGCCAGGCGGTCGGCGATTTTGCCGCTGGCGTCCAGGACCGCCGGCCCGCCGGCCCTCCCGACGGGGATGCGGCGGGTGCCGTCCGTGGCGTTGTCCACGACCATCTCGTCAGCGGCCGTATTGACGCCAGGCGTGTCTGGTAGCTGTATGATGCGTTTGTCTGCCATTAGTACACCTCCGTGTATGCTAACTGCTCACCGTTGTCGGTAACCACATGGTCGCCAGCCTCGTCTATGAGGCCGCCGACCGCCCATACCTCTGGCCCGCAGGCCAGTGTGATGGCGATGCGCCACCCGCCGCCAAGCGGCGAGCTAGCCGTGCGAAGCAGGCCGTAGACGTTGCGCTCGAGCACGCGCCGGCCGTCCAGGTAAATCCCTGCCCATCTTGCCCTCGAGGCCGCGTCGAGCAGCTCCTGGATGGCCGCGGCGTCGTCGATGGCCGAGCCGGTTTCGACTAGCACGGCGAGCTCGACGTCCACCGCATCGTCAACGCCACTGCCCGCCGTCCGCCATACGTCGCTTTCGACGGCGCGGGCCAGCCGGAGCTGTCGCCGCCAGTCGGCCAGCTGACCAGGGTCCAGGGTGTCGAGCTCGTAGCGGCTCAGGTCGTCTAGTATCAGGTACCCCGTCATGGCATCATCACCGCCTCTCCGTCGGCGTTACGCCAGTAGGCCTCGGTCGGCAACCATCGCAGCTCGAGCTCGATCACGCCAACGCCCAGCCGGCCGAGGCGGGCGTTCAGGGCCGCAGCGCTACCGGCGCGGGTCACATACGCGGTACCGACGGTATAGCGCAGTTCATCGGCGCTGCGCGCCGCCGCCCGCAGGTCGGCCAGAGCCGCCAGCGCGGCATCGCCATCATCCGCTTCGAGGTACATCCGCAGCCGGATGGGGGCGGGGTTGTACCTGCCGTCACCGGACGTTCGCGCTATGCCTGTGTGTGGGTTGACCTCGAGGCGAACCGCCTTTGTCAACGCCAGGGTCGGGGCCTGCCAGACGTCCAAGGTAGCCACAGGAGAGCCTGCTGCATATAGCTGCCAGACGCCGCTCATTTCGCCTCCGTGAGGGCGCGGGTCGTCGCCAGCGCCGCCGACTGATTGAGCAGCACGGCGCGGCTGATGGCGCGGGTCATGTCGTCATCGGCCACGTCGCCCAGCATGGCGACGGTCTCGAGCTGCTGCGGCGTCCACAGGTAGCGCCACTCGCGTACCTGGTGGGTCAGGTCGCCGCCAGGCGCGCCGGTGATGGTGGCCTCGGCGACGGGAGCCTGGTAGCGCGGCCAGCGGATGGAAGCGGGGCGCTGGGTGGGCAGGCGCAGCAGCGAGTCGATATACTGCATAGCCGCGCCATAGTCGATGCCGATAACGGCGGCCTCATACACCCGCCACTCATCAGCCGCCGTTAGCCCGCGGACACGCAGCGTCACCTGCACGTCGTATAGCAGGTCGTACTTTTTGTGCCGGTCTATCGGCGGAAGCGCGATGATGTTGACGTTGCCGGCGTCGCACGGGGCCAGGCGGTATAGGTATGTCGCATGATACCGGCACGTGCTCCCTGTTGGGTACGAATCCGAATCCCAGGAATACTCAAGCTCGACCTCGAGCACCAGCTCACTATTATAGAGAGAGTAGCCGATGGCGACGCCTCGAGGATACCCCTCGAGGCGCAGCACCAGCTCACTGTCACCAGAACCGGCGTTTGAGGCATATGACGCCGCACTGCCATCAACCGCATTGCTGGCGTTGTTGAGGTTACTGTATGACAGCACGGTCGGCAGCGGGTCCGATTTGCGCACTAGGAACTGACTGGCGGAATACGCACGCTGCACGCCGTAAATGCTGTCCTCGTTGGCCCACCCAGACACTATTATGGGAGCCGGATAGTGAAACGGCCCCGGGCACTCGGGAGTGGCGATGCAGCATGGGTAATACCTGATGCCGTCCGGTGACGGGGTATTTTGCGTCGCCAGCACCAGGTCGACCCGCGTAACAACTTCATCGCCGGCCTCCGGCTGCCAGTGCAGATCCGACGTCTCATAGCCGACCTGCACGCTGCCCTGGGGCACGCCGAAAAACGCCCGGCCCTGGGCGTCGACTCCCCAGCTAACCCGCTTGCTGCTGACAGAACGGGCCAGCACGTCGAGCAGCTGACCCACTTCCTGCCTGTGCACGATGGGGAGCGCGACGGTGTCGCCGAGGTCGGGGATGAGCGCAGCGTCGTAGGTGACGGCGGGGTGTTTGTAGGCGCTGATTATCTGACGGGCGATAGCGGCGACGTCCTGGTCGTAATAGCTTTCCATGCCGTCGTGCGACCGATAGCGCAGTAGCTCGAGGCCGCCCAGCGCAACGTACTCGCGCACGTCCGTTTCGTCATCCGGCCAGGTGCGGGTTACGACGCCCCAAAACGCAGGCTCGCCGTCGACGGTGAGCTGCACGATGTCGCGCGGCTGGATGTCGACGCCGCTCGGTACCGCCTGCCAGCGCATCTGCAGGGGCGCGCCGTCGCCCCGGACGGACCACTGGAACCCCTCAACGATGCCGCCAGGGCTAGCCTGCGTGTAGCTCGCTCGCTGCGTCGCCCCGTCTGGCGTGTAAACGTCCAGTTGCCAGCTCAATGGAATCGCCCCCTCCGTGGTGTAGTACGTCTCATCATCCCAGCTCCCCTGCGACGGCGCGGTTCCACACGCCGCCAGCACCAGCAGTAGCAGCAGCACCATTAACCTGTACACGGATACCCTCCTCAACCAGGCGCGTCACGTACGCGCCAAACCGCTCGACGTGGCCGCCGAACGTGTGAACCCAGCCAGGCGTTGCCACGACGGGCGTGGGCGCGGCCTGGATGCCGATGGCGGCCACGGCGTTGGTGGCGTCAGACCAGCCGGTCCATGTGGGTTTCGTAGTCTCTTTTGGTGTGCCAGAACCGGCGGCCTCGGTTCCACCGGCCAGGTCGACGGTGGGGATGCTGACGCCCAGCCAGCCCAGCACGGCGTTGAGGCCGCGGGCGATGGCGTTCCAGATGCCGGCCACGAACCGGGCGACTGCGCCCAGGACGTCGCCGAACCACTGCACGATGGGGGTTAGCAGCTTTAGCGCAGGGGCCAGGATGCCACCGAGCGTTTTGCCCATCTCGGCGAAAATCGCGGTGATGGGCTCGAGCACAGGCCCCAGCCGCTCGAGCATGCCCTGGATGACCGTCCCGATGGGGTTGATGGCCTCCAGGATGGCCGCGAACGGGTTGAGCTGCTCGAGCACGCCACCAATGGCCCCGGTAAACCGCTGCATGGTCTCGGCGGCGGCCTCCTCACGTTTGCGGCGTTCCTCCGCCGCCCGCCCCGCCTCGCGGGCCGCAGTGTCGAAATCGGCCAGCTGGTAACTGCTCCAGCCGCCGGCGATGCCCGGCCCCTCTCTGGGGGCAACGACCGCGCCGCCGCGACCCAGCCCGCCGCCGCTGCCAACGTAGGCGCTCGAGCCCGTGCCGCCGATGACGTTGTACTGCCGCGCCTGCTCGGGCGTCAGACCGAGGCGATTAACGCCGGCCTGGGCCATAGAGAGGCGCAGAGAGCGGTACGTTTCGGCGAGCTGGCGGGTAGCCTCCCGCTGCGCCTGCGTCAACTCCTCAGCCGCCTGGCCGGCCTCGCGGGCCGCCACGTCGAAATCCGCGAGGGCGTAGTCGATGCGCGCCCCGCCGGCTGTCGGTGGGGTGGCGCCACCAGGGGCAACGATGGCCCCGCCGCGGCCCAGACCAGCAGCCTGCGGCTGGCGGCCGTAGAGGGTGCCGCTGGCCGCCTCGAGGTAGTCGCTGAGCTGTTTGGCGGCGGTGGTGGCTTGCTTGAGTGGTTTTGTGATGTTGGTCTGGATGGCCTGACCGGTTTTCGTGGCCGCTGCGGGGACACGGACGCCGAAGCCGGTTGCGGCCGCCTCGGTCGCCTCTTTGGCCTTTGCCCGCGCCTCAGCGTAGGCCGCGCCGACCCGGCCGGTGACCACATCGGCGACTTTGCGGGCACCCTCGGAGATGCGCCGGGTCGCGTCGCTGTTGGCCTCTGCGATCTCGCGCATACTGCCGGCCCAGGCTGTTTTGGCCGCGAGGGCAGCCGTGTCCACGAGCTGTTTGGCCCGCTCGAAATCGCCCGCCAGCGTGGCCTGCACGGCGTCGCCCAGGAGAGCGAACGACCGGCCCAGCCCGTCGACGTACCGGCGCCAGGCGTCATCAAGGGCGCCGATGGTGCTCAGCATGCCAGAGGCCAGGCCAGAGAAAATGTCCCAAAGGCCGCTGAACAACGTGCCCAGCGTTTTCAACGCCACTTTTACGTCGTCCATCGTGCCGCCGAGCAGCACGAACGTGCCGGCCAGGGCGGCGCCGGCGGCCAGGAAAGGCGTCAGCGGGGCCAGTGCGCCCCAGAGGGCGGTGCCCAGGGCGATAACCGCGGGCGTGAGCGCTCCGGCGATAGCGCCGGCAACGATAGTGATTGTATTTTTATACTCCTGCCACCGCTCGATGAGACCGCCGCGCTCGAGCCAGGCCCGGAAGCGCTCGAGCGCGCCCAGCGCCGTCTGCAGCACCCCGCGCACGTCCAGGGCGTCGCTGATGGTCTCCCCCAGGGCAATCATGGAGCGAGTCAGGTTGTCCTTGACGTTACTCCACATGCCCAGGATGGTGCGCGACTGCGCCTCCATCGAGCCCGAGAACCGCTGCTCCATCCCGCTGAGGATGGCCTCGATACCGGTGGTGGCGTCGACGGCCCCCTGCTCGGCCATTTTCATGGCATCGGGGATGCTCGTGCCGATGGCATTGGCCAGCATCTCCCAGGCGGGGATACCGGCCTCGGCCAGCTGGCGCATTTCCTCACCGCTGACCTTCCCCTTGGCCCGCATCTGCCCCAGGGCCAGGGTCACGCGGTCGAGCAACTGGGCGTTACCACCGACGGCGGCCACCGCGTCACCGATGGCCGTCAGGGTGGGGATGACTTCTCCGGCCGAAAACCCCATCGCCATCAGGCGGCGGTCGGCGTCGATGAGGCCATTGATTTCGAACGGGGTTTTGGCCGCAAAATCATAGAGCTGGCGCAGGTGTTTATCAGCTGCTTCGGCCGTGCCCAGCATCGTGGTCAGGCCGATGCGGGCCTGTTCCATCTGGCCGGCCATGCCGACAGCGCGGAGGCCGAGGGCAGAAAGCGCCCCGCTCAGCGCCCCGACGGCGCCGGCGAGGGCGGTAGACGGACCGGCCGCGCGACTAAACGCCCCCTCGATGCGGCTGGCGGCGGTCTGGGCCGCCCGCTCGGCGCGGTTCAGCGACTGTTTGAGTTTGGAGTCGTCGCCGATGAGCTCGACGATGACGGTTTCCAGGATGTCAGCCATGTGTCGCCTCCAGCGCCCTCAACGAGAGGGCCACGGTCCGGCCGCCGATGGCGTCGACCATCTGCTGCGGCACCAACCCCTGCCGCAGGGCCTCGCGAAGGTCACGGGCCACCTCGAGCGGCAACGGGGGCTCGGGGTCCAGGCGAGCGTAGGGGAGCAGGTAGGTTTCCAGCTCCCGCTCGTTCCCGCCAGCCAGTTGCGCCACCATCAGCATGAGCGCGGCGGTGTGGGCGTGACGCCGGTACTCGAGCTCGTTGGTTAGCTCGAGCGCTGCCTGCACCATGTCCCACGGCAGGTAGGCCACACGCTCGAGTGGGGTGGCGTAGTAGTGGGCTACCAGGGCGCGTATCCGGTTCCAGTCGGAGCGCCCCGTTAGGCGTTTTTTGCCTGCTGGTCTCCCCGCGGGTAGCTGGCCGCCAGCGCCTCGATGGCCCGTTTGACGCTCTCGGGGTCGGCAGGTTTGCGGCGCAGGTCGTCAGGCGTGACCTGCTCGCCCAGGCGGTAGCGGATGGCCGCCGCGATGGCAACGAGCGCCGCCCCCGTCTCGGTCGCCTCTGGCTGGCGGCTATAGGCCTCGAGGGCCTCCAGCTCGCCCATGCTGCAGTCGGACCACCGCGGGATTTTGTAACCGAAAACCTCGATATAGTCAGATTTTTTCGATTTGCTCAAAACTGACCCCCTCGTGCAACCCGGGCGCCAGGCCCGGCCAGCGCAACCGCACCCGGCGGCGCTGGGAGTCGTGTAGTGTTGCGTTTATGGTCTCGGCCCGGGTGCTGCGGGCGACGTAGACGAGCGCGCACCAGACGCCCCCGTCTACTTGTTCGCAGCCCAGGCCCACGATGGGCGCGGAGCTGGGCGGGTCGCCGCGCCAGCCCCGCAGCCTCGCGGACAGAATCATCAGCTGGAGCTCACCGCGCCGTCGCCCTTGAACGTGGCGCTGACCTCCTGGACGTCGCCGGCAGAGACGTTGAAATCCGAAACGTAGGCGTCAAACACGTAGTACTCGGGGTTCGCGCCATCGCCGTACGTCAGTTTGACGCGGATTTTCGTGCCCGCCTCGTTGGCGCTGCGCAGCGTCGCCAGGACGGTGTTGCCGGGCACGAAATAGCCGGAGTAGTCGGCGCTCGCGGCGTGGATGTCGGCGATGGCCTCCTGGCTGGTGCTGTCGAAATGCCTGATGTCGATGGTACCGAGCGCCCCCTTGTAATTGAGCTGCGTCGGCTCAGGGAGGGCGTTCCAGGTGGTACCGCCGTCGGCGGAAATCTCGATCTTTACGTTCCCACGGCTTTTTACGGCCATGTTCTCACCTCCTACGGCTGCCGCAGCAGCCGGTAATCACGGACGGCCCGGTAGAGACCGGCCGCCTCGTCTCGTTGCGTGCTGAGCGACTGCACGCGCTCCCAGCCCGCCGCATGGCAGATGGTTTGCACGGCGTCGGCGAGCTGATGGGCGTCGTGCAGATTGGCCGCCCAGGCCTCAACCTGCACCCGCGCCTCGCTGATGGCCTCGTCTGGCGCATCTAACGAATAGCGCGGGGTGTCGGCCACCTCGTAGACGGCCACGAACGGCGCGTCCGGGGGCGGCTGGCCCGTGGTACGCACGGTGTGCCCGGCCGCCACGATGTCGGCGATGAGGGCGCGAATGGCATCGTACTGGGTCACCGTCTACCACCTCCCCGTGACCACTTGGCCCGCCAACGCTCGTAGGCTGGGCGTATCCAGGGGCGGGGTTCGACGTGCAGGCTGCCATACTCGAGCGGAGCCGCGTAGGGCACCGGTTTGGGCACCTCGATGGTGCTGCCGCGCTCGAGCGGGCCGATGATGGCCCGCAGCTCCGACGGATGCATGATGTAGCGCACACTTTCCATCAGATGCCCGGTCTGCCTGGCCGGCGGGTCGCCGGGGGCGCTCGAGGGGTTGGGGTTGCCGGGCCAGTGTTCGCCGCGGCCGATTTTGTAGGCCTCGAGGATGCCGTACTCCTCGGCGCGCAGGCTATCTGCTCGCACCCGCACGACGCGCCGGGCCAGGGCGTCGAGGCGGCGTTCGACCTCGCGGCGATTGTTACGCCGTCTCACCGGCGCACCTCCAGCATGACCGTGAGCTGCCGCCCTGCCTCGCGCACTTCGCGCACCAGGTAGCCCTGTCCGTCAACCGTGGCCCTGTCGCCGGCCTGGATGTTGGCGCCGGCGTCCAGCACGGCCACGTGAGTGACACGCTGGCCGCGAAGCTCGGAGTAGTAGGCGGTACGCTCATCGGCGGGTGTGACCACGGCGGCATAGGGGCCGTAGGTGCTGGATACAGGCGGGTCGTAGGCGTTGGCGGCCGGGGTCTCCCGGGTCACGGTCATGCCGCTGGCCCAGCGTCTCCTCACCAGATCACCCCCCGGTAGGGGCGGGCCCCCTCTGGCAGCTGGGCCTCGAACTTGGCCCCGTACTGCTCGCGGATGGCCGCCACGACGTCGGTGACGCTGACGTACTTCTCGCCTAGCCCGGGCACACGCCAGCTAGTGACGCGCTCGGGGTCGGCCTGGAGCAGCTGGATGGCCGCCTCGTGGGGCAGGTAGTAGGTGGCGCCGTCGTATTTGACCGCCGTCTGCTCGAGGTTGGCCTCGATCTCGGCGTCGTCGTAACCGCCAGGCGGCCACGCCCCGGCGGCATTGGGGATGTCGCGGATCAGAAACCGCACCCACGCCGCCGCCCATGTGCGGCTGGTGGCGTCGGCTCCTGCCAGGTTCGCGGGGTCGTAGGTGCGGGCCATGAGCTAGGCCTCCTGTTTGGTGCGCCGGCGCTTCGGCGGGCGCTGCTCAGCATTCTGCTCAGCCTCGAGCTCCATCCGCCAGCCGGGGCGGCTGGCCAGATGCTCGGCCAGCCGCTTATCGGCAACACGGATAGGCTCACCGTTGGGCGGGTAGACGAGGTGCATCGTTAACCGCCCTTCCGCCGGCTCTTGCGGGCCGACTTTTTCGCGGGTTTCGTCGGCTCATCCTCCACGCGCTCCCAGCCGGGTATCCGGAGCAGGCGCTCGGCCTGCTCCGCGCTAACCCAGCTGACGAGCCCGTGCGGATTGCGCACGCGGACCGGGGCCGCCATCGGCTACCCCAGGACCTGCACGCCGAGCTCGGGCCGGACCGCCTTGACGCCGTACAGCAGGTCGATGCTGAGGACGTGGTTTTTCTGGGTGTTGCTGTACTGGAGCGTCATGCGGAACGAGAGCCCGCTCTCGTCGTCCATAACGACGGCGCTCGGGGTGCCGTCGAGCGGGGCGGGGAGCGGACGGCTGGCGAGCACGGCGAAGTCCCTGGTGAACGCCAGGTTATAGGTGGTGTCTGGGCTGCCCGATACCACAGGCACGAGCTGGCTTTCGAGCAGTTCGATGCCGTACAGGCTGGGCATGCGCCCCTCACGGATGGCGTCCGCGCCGCCGTAGCTGAGGGCGTTGGTCACGTTGCTGTCGCCGAGGAGCGCGGCGTAGTCCTTGGGGCTCAATACCGCATATTTCGGCTCGAGCTGCGGGGCTTTGGCCTCGACGAGTTTCTGCCGCGCCTCGCGGATGACGGCCGCGGTAACGTCGGTGCCGGCCGTGCCCACAGACGCGGCGGCGTTGGCGTAGAGGGCCATCAGGTCGCTCTCAACAGCCTCGGCGAGGGCGATACCGGCCGCGCGGGTGACGTTCTGGAGCACGTCGGGCCGCGACTGCGCGTTGATGAGGTCGCCGATCTGGGCGTCGACCGTTTTGAACTTGTCGAGCACGACGGGGACGGTGTTGGCGCTGACGTCAACGGTGCCGCTGGCCGGGGCGTCGGACGCCTGCAGGCTCAGGGGCAGCGGCACGTTGACGGTGCTGCCCACATTGGCGATCTCGTTGTCGTAGTCGCGGTTGACTCGAGGGGTCAGGGTGATGTAGTTGCGCAGATGGGC